AGATGTCCATTAACAGGAGAGTATAAAATTGGAAACAACTGGAAAGAAACACACTAAGACATTAGATACTTTAGTTCCCGATATTAATAATCTACTTACTAATCTTGGGGATGGTAAGAAACTAAAAGTTTCAGATGAACAACTAAATAAATTTTTAACTAATATCAAAGACGCAATAGTTGACTGGACTAATCCAGTTAAACAAGATAGAAGTTCTTTACGAATGTCTATACTTGGAAGACCATTGAGACAACTTTGGTATGACAAACACAAACCAATAAAGAAAGAAAAATCAAATCCTTCTTTACAATTAAAGTTTTTGTATGGACATATACTTGAACATCTTGTTTTATTCTTAACTGATTTAGCAGGACACGAAGTAACAGACCAACAAAAGAAAGTTAATGTTGATGGTATTATTGGTCATATGGATAGTAAGATTGATGGTGAAGTTGTTGATGTTAAAACTGCGTCAGCATATTCATTTAAAAAGTTTGAGAATGGAACACTTGCAGAGGATGACCCATTTGGTTATATCGCACAGCTAACAGGATATGAAGAGAATGAGAAAACAAAACAAGGTGGTTTTCTTGCAATCAATAAATCAACTGGACAACTTGCTTTATACAGACCAGATGATTTAACTAAACCAAATATTAAAACTTTAATTAAAGATGTTAAAGAGAAGTTAGATTTAAAAGAAGTTCCACCTAAATGTTATGAACCAATACCACATGAGAAAGCAGGTAACATGAAACTTCCTGCGGGTTGTGTATTCTGTTCACACAAAGTTGAGTGTCATAAAGATACAAACGAAGGTAAAGGATTGAGAGCATTTAAATATGCAAGTGGTAATGTGTACTTCACACACATTGCTAAAGAACCAAAAGTAGAAGAGGTGAAGATAATAGAAAAATAATTTATGTTGAAACACAAGCACTTACTTGTAAGAGCAGAAGTATTAGACCCACCCAAAGATTTAAAGTCAACTAAACTTTGGTTAAAAAAATTAATAAAAGATATAGACATGAAGATACTTGGTGGTCCATATCTAAAGTATTGTGACAACATAGGAAACAGAGGATTAACAGCAGTTACTATTATAGAAACTTCGCATATAGCAATGCATGTTTGGGATGAGGACAATCCCTCACTTGTTCAGCTTGATGTTTATTCTTGTAAAGATTTAGATGAAGAGATTGTTTTTTCTTATCTTTACAAGTTTAAACCAGTAAAGATGAGTTATAGATATTTTGATAGAGAAGTTAATTTTAAACTAATAAAGGTACAGAATGAATACAAAGCAAATAAAAAAAATTAGAAGAAGAGCAAAGACTATTATGGTAGAATGGCTTCACTCTCTTCTACCAGAACACGAAAGAAAACTAGTTAACGAAAAAAATGTACTAGATTATGCACCAAAACAAACACACTATGTATTTCAAAATCAAGTGCGACTATCTGCGTGGTCGTATAAGTGGATAATTAAGAAGTTAAAACGAAATCCATACTTGACATTTGAGCAACTTGATGCTATAATAAAGGGTACTGAAAATATTCCAAGCGGTATCAAAAGATGGTAAGATATAGGAGCAAATTTGAAAAAGAAATTATTACTAACCTTCCTAAAAAGATTAAGTTCTTTTATGAATACAAGAAGATAAACTATGTTCAACCGGCTATTCTTCGGACTTATCTTCCCGACTTGTATTTTCCTCATACTAATATCTTTGTTGAGTTAAAGGGTAGATTTACTTTAGCTGACAGAAAAAAACATCTGTACTTACAAAGTATGGGTGACTACGATATTCGTATCTGTTTTCAAAACGCAAAGGTAAAGATAAATAAAAATTCAAAAACAACTTATGCTGACTGGTGTACTAAGTATAAGATTAAATTTTGTGACAAGGTTATACCGAAAGGATGGATGACAAAGAATGGAAAGCGGTAAAGCATACATAGTATTTACACCAGTTGGTGTGGGCAAAACAAAAAAGATTGACATTGAGTTAGTTAATCTTGTAGAAGGTGACAGACAGGTAATGACTTTAGCACAAGGAACTTTTTGGTTTGCTAAAAAGAATCCTCAGTTAGCTACATATATAGGTATGAATGAATTTGAAAAGATAATGATAGGAGAAATGTTAGATGACAAAAAACATAACTAAAGAATATTTAGAGACAGCAGTAAAATTAATTACAGGTGACAGGGCAAATGATTATGGTGATAAAGTAATTAATCATCAGAATATTGCTAAACTTTGGTCAGCATATTTTGACATACCAATTACAGGACATGATGTTGCAATATGTATGACACTTTTAAAAATTGCAAGAGCAAAATTTGGTAACCCAAAACCAGACACTTACATTGATGCGTCAGCATACATGTCAATAGCGGGAGAATGTAGAGAGAAAGAAGGAAAACAATGAAAATAAAAATAGACTTAGAAAGAGATAATAACTTAACACCATTTGGTATAGCAACAGTACAAGATAGATACTTAGATAAAAACGAAACATCACCGCAACATGCATTTGCTCGTGCTGCAAAATATGTTTCTACTTATAGAGGTACTACAGATTGGGATATGGCACAAAGAATTTATGATTATGCTAGTAATTTATGGTTTGGTTTTTCTTCTCCTATTCTTTCTAATGCAGGTACAAGAAAAGGATTACCTATATCTTGTTTCTTAAATTATGTACCAGATAGTAGAACTGGTTTGTCTTCTCACTATGATGAAAACATTTGGTTAGCTAGTAATGGTGGTGGCATAGGTGGGTACTGGGGTGATGTAAGAAGTGATGGTACTTCTACTTCTCATGGTTCTAAATCAACTGGGTCAATACCTTTTATGAGAGTTGTTGATAGTCAGATGTTAGCATTCAATCAAGGAACAACAAGAAGAGGAAGCTATGCTTGTTACATGGACATATCTCATCCAGAGATTGAAGAGTTTTTATTTATGCGTAAGTCTTCTGGCGGTGACGCAAACAGAAAATGTCTTAACCTACATCATGGTATTAATATTACTGATGAGTTTATGAATGCAGTATCTAAAAATATAGAATGGAAACTTGTTGACCCGCACTCTAAAAAAGTTGCAAAGTCTATTAATGCTAGAGAATTGTGGAGATTAATTTTAGAAACAAGACATGAAACTGGTGAACCTTATCTACACTTTGTTGATACTTCAAACAGAAGTTTGCCAGAGACACAGAAAAAATTAGGATTAAGTATTAAACAATCTAATCTTTGTAGTGAAATAACTTTACCTACAGATGAAGATAGAACAGCAGTTTGTTGTTTATCAAGTGTCAACCTTGCTAAGTATGACGAATGGTCAACATCAGCTACATTTATACCAGACATGGTACGAATGTTAGATAATGTTATTGAACATTTTATTCAAGCGACATATGATTTTACATATGATTACAAAGGTGATGTATTAGATATGAAAGTTAAAAAAGGTATGGAAGGATTTACTAAAGCAGGATATAGTGCATACAGAGAAAGAAGTTTAGGTCTGGGTGCTATGGGTTTCCATACTTATTTACAAAAATTAAATGTACCATTTGAAGGACCAATAGCTACAGGTCAAAATTTAAAAATGTTTAGACAGATAAAAGAGTTAGCTAGTAAAACTTCTATGGAGTTAGCAGAAGAAAGAGGTGAAGCACCAGACATGGAAGGAACAGGAATGCGTAACGCACACTTGTTAGCTGTTGCACCTAATGCTACATCATCAATTATTTGTGGAGGAACTAGTCCTTCAATCGAACCAATAAGAGCAAATGTATTTATACATAAAACTTTAAATGGTTCATTCCAAGTAAGGAATAGACAACTTCACAATTTACTTAAACAGAAATGGAACAACTCGGAGGAACTACAAAAAGAATATGATAGTGATTACCAACATTTCAAAGATAAAATCTGGCAAAGTATTAGTGAGAATACTGGTTCAGTAAAACACCTTGACTTTTTAACTGATTTAGAAAAGGATGTTTTTAAAACTGCAGATGAGATAGACCAAAACTGGGTTATCGAACATGCATCTAAACGACAAGAATTTATTTGTCAAGCACAATCAGTTAACTTATTCTTTGTTGCACCAAAGGTACAAGCTAAACAAGAAGAGCATGATAACTTTTTAAGATATACTAATAAGGTACATTATCAAGCTTGGAAAAAAGGATTAAAGAGTTTGTATTATCTACGAAGTAGAGAAGGTAAAAGTGCAGAGAATATAAATATAAAAGTCAAAAGAGTTAAACTAGAACAAGAAGCAACAGAGGAGGAATGTTTATCATGCGAAGCTTAAGTCCAATTTTTGATGAAAGAACTTATTATAAACCATTCGAGTACCCTTGGGCATTCGATTATTATACAATACAAAATCAGTTACATTGGTTACCCGAAGATGTACCAATGCATGAAGATGTGAAGGATTGGAATCAAAAACTTTCACCATCAGAAAAAAATTTATTAACACAAATCTTTAGATTGTTCACACAATCAGATGTAGATGTAGGTGCGGGTTATTATGAAAAGTATATACCTATGTTTAGAAAACCAGAACTAAGAATGATGATGGGTTCATTTGCAAACATTGAATCAATACATCAACATGCTTATTCTTTACTGTTAGATACAGTTGGTATGCCAGAGTCTGAGTACAAAGCATTTGCTAAGTATGAAGAGATGTCAGCTAAACATGATTACATACATCAGTTTAAAACTGGTGAGATTAAATCAAAGAAAGATTTAAAAGATGTAGCTAAAGCATTGGCAGTTTATTCTGGTTTCACAGAAGGACTACAATTATTTTCTAGCTTTGCTATCTTAATTAACTTCCAACGATTTAATAAGATGAAGGGAATGTGTAAGATTGTTGACTACAGTATTCGTGATGAGTCTTTACATGTTGAGGGTATGACAAAAGTATTTCGTACTCTTATCAAAGAGAACTTAGATATCTGGACAGATGATTTTAAAAAAGAACTGTACGATATCTGTAGAGAAATGGTTGAACATGAAGATAAATTCATTGAGTTAGTTTTTGAAATGGGTGATGTTCAAGGATTGACTTTAGATGAAATGAAAAAATACAATAGATATATTGCTGATAGAAGATTACTTCAGCTAGGTTTAAAACCTAACTTTGGTATTAGTGATAATCCTTTGACTTGGTGGGATGAAGTTATTGGAGTTGAACACCAAAACTTTTTTGAAGGTAGGGCTTCAGCATATACTAAAGCAAGTGTGAAAGGAAACTGGTCTAATGTCTTTGACGATACTGAATAGTTATATAGATAAATTATTTTATTGGTGTGTTGAAATACTTAATACAATGGCAAAAGCTATTGGTATTAGTTATGAATTTATTAACATACTAGTATTTGTTTTAGGTTACCCTGTCTTTGTACTGGTGTTGCTGTTTATAATTAAATCACAAAGGAAAAAAATATGGCAACTCGAAAAAGGGAAGCTACAATATTTTCGTATAAAGTAATTTTAGATAACGAGGGGAAGTTGATTACAGAAATAACTACTCTTCCTATAGAGGATGAGCAAGTTATGAAAGATGCTTTCTCTCGTAGTCGAGAAGAACGAATGTTCTATACATCTTTAGTTAGAGAAGCAAAAAGAAAA